GGGAGTTGGACGAATCCGGCCAACCGACTGAGAAAATCGAGGACAAGGAGACTTACCACCTGATGGACGCGGAGCGTTACATCCTGGGTTGGCTGATGCGTACCAACCCGCCGGCAGCTGGCGAGCAAGTAGAAGTGGCGGACGACGCGTATAAATCCGAACGGCGGTCGCGATGGCATTCCTAGCCCAATCGGGCCACTTTGTAGAACGAGTTATCGAATGGCTAGGCGGCGCCTCGAAGTCGCTGTTAGAGCAGCGCATCACCGAAGCCTATCATGCCGGTTACAACGACGGCGGTGAGGACGAGCCGGTCAGCGGCACCACCGCCCGGCAGGGCTACCGGCGGGCGACCACCGCTGGCTTGCGCGACTTCAGCCAGATCGAGCACGCCCAAATGCTCGAAATCGTGTGGACGCTCTGGCAGAGCAACCCGCTCGCCAAACGGGGCCTGATCATCAAGCGCGATTACATCGTGGGCCGCGGCGTGCAGTACCAGACCGACGACAATGCACTCAAAGACATCCTGGATAGCTTTTGGGAAATCAACCAGCTGGGCAAGCGCATCACCGAGTTTGCGTTGCAGCTGTTCTTGTTCGGCGAGCAATGTTACCCGGTTTTCGTGCGGCAGACCGATGGCCAGGTGCGCATCGGCTACATCGACCCGGAGAGCATCGACGAGGTGATCACTCATCCCGAGAACGCGCTGGAGATGTGCGCCGTGGTGATCAAGCCGCAGGAAGGCGTCAAGACCTGGCAGGCCCGGCAGGACAAGCGGGTGTATCGCATTATCCGCCAGGGCACAGATGTGCCTGGCAGTGCCGATCTGCAGATGACCGCCGATCAGGCGTCTATGGAGACGCAGGGCGCCAGGCAGTCGCCGGTAGAGCCGTGGGAAACCGAAATGCTCAAGGCTTTCGGTTTGACGGAATACACCGGAGACTGTTTCTACCACAAAGTGAATTCGGTCAGCAATCAGCCGCGTGGCTACTCCGATCTACTGCAAGTGGCGGACTGGCTGGACCAGCACGACGAAACTCTGTTTGCCCTGGCCGACCGCGAACAAATGGCCGGCTATTTCTCGTGGGACGTGACGCTCGCCGGGGCGGATGCGGCCAAGATCGCGGCACGGGCCAAGGAACTCAGGGCCAGCCCGCCTAAGAAGGGCTCGGTCAACTGTCACAACGATTCCGAGACTTGGCAGTTCAACTATCCCGACCTGAAGCAGACGGCCTCTATCGAGACGGCCAACGCGCTGCTGACCTTCGTGCTGGGCGGCCTGGGGCTGCCCCGCCACTGGTACGGCTATGGCGACGAGACCAACCGGGCTACAGCCCAGGCGCAGGGCGATCCCACCTGGCGGAGCCTGGCGCACGATCAGGGCATCGTGCACGACATGATCTTAGGGATGCTCGAATTCGCCCGTGATCAGGCCCAGCTGGCCGGCGCCTGGCAGCCGGCCTTGGATCCCGAGACCCAAGCGGAAGGCGGCGAGATTACGGTCACCATGCCGGAGATGACCGTCAAGGACGTGACGACGATCTCCGCCGCGATCGCGCAGCTGGCCACCGCCTTGATCGCGGTGGTGGACCAGGGCTGGCTGACCACCGAAACCGCGACCACGCTCTTGGCCAAGCTAATGGCCGAGTTCGGCGTCGAGGTGGACGCCGCCCAGGAATTGGAAAAAGCGGCTGCCGACCAAGAGCAGCGCGGAGTTGGACAGGCCCAGCAGCCGAACGATTGGTTGACGTCGCACGGCGTACTACAACCAGCAGGCGCCATGCCCGGAATAACCCAGGCTGGCCCGGAGCTGGCGGGTGGGAATAATGGCAACGCCCAAACAGGAATACATCAAACAGCTCAATGACATCGCCTACCGTTACGGTATGCTCGAAGATACTACTATCCGGCACGCCATGACCATGCTGGGCGATCTGAGGGCGCAGATCGCCGACCAGTTGACGGCTGCCCAGGGATGGGAAGCTTATCGCCTGCGTGAGCTGCAGGTGGGCGTCGAGCGGGCGATCCTGGATTACGAGAGCCGGCTGAATGGCCGGCTGCGGCCAGCCTTCGAGCAGGCACATCAGGACGGCCAGGCCATGGTGGTCGATCCGCTGCGCCGATTGGGTATCCAGAGCGTCTTCTTCCAACCTAACCCGGCCCAGGTCAACGTGCTCCTGGACTTCAGCGCCGAGCTGGTTAAGGGCATCGGCAATGACCTACGTACGCGCATCAACGCACAAATCCGCCGGGCGGCGCTGGGGCAAATGTCGCCTATGGATGCTATGAAGGCGATCACGCAGGAACTCGGAGTGAAAGCGCAAGCCGGAATGTGGGCCAGGCGCCCGCCGGTGGTGCGGGGTGTGGCCGCCCGGGCGGAAACCATCGTGCGCACCGAGATGCAGCGAGTGTTCAACCTGGCCAACCACAGCCAGCAGCTGGCCACCGCCAAACAGGTGCCAGGCTTGATGAAGGCCTGGATTGCCACGGCGGATGGCCGCACCCGCCAGAGCCACCTGCAGGCGCACGTCCAGTACCGGGGCAACCCGATCCCAGTGAATCAGTTATTTGTGCTGCACGACGCCAAATACGGCAAGGCCGAACTGATGTTTCCAGCCGATCCGGCCGCGCCGCCGTGGGCAACTATCAATTGCCGGTGCCGCACGGCTACTATCCACCCGGCTATCGGCGTGATCGGCAGTAGTCTGGACGGGCGGATCAGCCAGGAATTGCAGAGGAGGTCAGCATGATCAAGCACGAAGACAACAAGTGGATCCTCTACTCCGCCGACGGTTCCAAGAAGCTGGGCGAATTCGACACCGAAGAAGAAGCCAAGAAAAGGGAAGGCCAAATCCAGTTCTTCAAGCATCAGGGTGAGAGCGAAATCCAGAGCGCGCAACGCATCACTGAGTTGACACACTCCGCCGCCTGGCACCGCTGTGTGGATCAGGTCGGCTCACAATCTGGTTATGATCCGCATGCAGTCTGCACCTGGAGCTTGAACCGTCCCGGCGGTGCGAATGTCTACGAGGGCACCAGCCAACGCCGGGCCGAGGCGGTGCTGATGCTCACCTTGGAGGAGGCTCAAACCGCCGATCCTGCGTTGGCGAAACAGATGCAGGACAAAGGAGTGTCTGCGCTCAGGATCGACACCGACACCTGGAAGATCGAGGAGGTGATGGGAGCCGCCAGCAGCCCGCCGGTTCTTGGTGAGGGCGACACCCACAGTCGAGAAAGTTTCGAGGGCGCCCTGGAAGCGGTCAGTGGGGACGCCACGGGCCGGCAATGGGATGTGACGATCATCGGCCCCGGCAAGGGGGGGCCGATCACCCACGAAGGCCAGGAATTCATCGCCAGCCAGAACGGGCGGCTGTATTCGACCAAGGCGCTGGCAGCCAGTGTGCCGCTCTGGGACGGCGTGAAAGTTTACGATAACCACCTGACCGACGCCGAATTCGAGGCCCGCCAGGGCATGCGCAGCGTGGCCGGCGAGTGGTTGGGCACGATCACCAAGCCGCGCTGGGACGAAGCAGCCAGGGCACTCAAAGGCGTCTTCAATATCGTCGAGGACAAACTGGCCGCCAAACTCAAGGCGGCGCACCAGGCCGGCGTGCTCAAGACTATCGGTTTAAGCATCGACACCATCCCCGAGAGCCGGCAGGCGACCGTTGGTGGCCGGCAGGCCCAGGTGATTGAGGGATTCAAGCGGATTTTTAGCGTAGACCTCGTGGCAGAGCCGGCTGCCGGGGGTGGCTTCAACCGGCTGATTCAATCGATGGTGCATCGCACCAAGGAGGGTACCATGGAACTCACTCCCGAGGTAATCGCGCTCATCGATACGGCGATTGCCCAGGCACTGGCTGGCAAGATGCCGCCTGTTGACAAGGACAAACCAATCGATGTGGCGCCGGCTGCACCGGTCAAGGAATCGGTGCAGCCCCCGCCCACTAAGCCGCCGGCGACTCCCAGCGTCGAAGACCAGATCAGGCGTCTCGAATTCAAGATCCTGCTCAAGGACAAGCTGGACGCGGCCAAACTCCCCGAGCAGGGACGCCGCCTGGTCGAGACGCACTTCGGCGACCGCACCGGCACTGAAGTCGACGTGGATGCTTTCGTCAAGGCGACCCGTGAGGCGCTGGCCGCCCAGGACACCAGCGGTCGGGTGACCGGAACGGGCGGCCAACCGCCGGTGACGGTCGGCATGGGCAAGGAGCAGAAGCTCGAAGCCGAGCTGCTGCGCCTGGTGGCTGGCAACATGGACTTCCGTGCGCTGGAAGGGGCGAAGGCTGATTACGTCAAGCAACGTCTGGCCGAGTCGAAGGGCTACCAGGGCTGGATCAAGGACAACCGCCCGCCCAACTACGGCACCCGCCGGCTGAGCGAGTGGATGTATGCGCTGCTGGACGGCAACCCCATGACC